GTTGCCAGGAAAATCCCTGCTATTTTTTCCCCTGTATCTTTCTCTTTAGCTACCAGTATTCTCATATTCTCTTCTTCAGCCCGTTCAACATCTATGCTGGTCTTGGTTTCAAATCCACCAAGTCCAAGCCTTCTAAGTATCTCCTGCTTTGTATCCTGGTCTTGTGTAAGGTCGCCAAACATACCTGTTTGAATAAGGTTGGTAATCATTTGTGTTTGTCCGGCTTGAGTAGATGATGCCCCACTATCGAGTTCAAGCCTTACATCCGTATTATTTCTTAAGTCGGATGCTTTAAAAGCCATAATCCTTATGTCCGAACCTTTGCCTTCTATTTTTATCATTCTTTGTTCTGTGAAGAGATGTTTCGCGAGGATAAGTCGTTTTTTGTAAACTCTTTTCATGGCACGATAAAATCTTTTAATATCCGGTGTATGGGAAGACTCAGCAGCTTCTTTCAGAATATCGACCATTATCCCGCTTGCCTTAGCTGTAGGAGCTTGACCTCTAAGGATATGTTTCGGATCTCCTGCCGAATCTTGTGCAACCTCTTTATTAATTGCCCTTGCTTCAAGAAATTGATTAGGTACCGGTGTCCCTGATTGTATTTCAGGTTTCAGCCCACCCGATGCAGTCGGGTCGAATTGAATAACTTTAAGAACGCTTCCGTATGTATCTAATCTTTTAACATTTATATTGTCCGGTGAAAGAACATAAGGTTGACCTAAACCTTTCCTGTTAATTGCAAGATCCTGGTCTATTGAATTAATTTCATTCTGAGGGCTTATAAGGTCATTTACACCGGCGTCCGACCAGAATCGGCCGGGAACCAAATTATAATGAAAATCGGTAAGGCTATAATACCACTTGCCTTTCTCTACAGGAATCGGAAGAGACTTTGTATCACGCAATATTTCATCGCCACATGAGACAACATATCTTCCATTTGGGTAACTTTTGGTTGGTCTGAACTCAACTTCCTTAAATATTACAAGATCTTCTTCTTTAAGATTCATAATTTGAGATTGAAGTCCCGAGCCCTTCCAGGGAGAAACTTCGCTTACCATTTTCATTAATCGAGCTTGATAGTTGATTATATTGGGATCATCGGCAGATGTTTTGATTTTTGTCTTGAATGTATCCTCTACCCACTCTTTCTGTTTAAGGGATTTAATCCCGACATACTTTTTGCTCTTGAGGTTATCACCCAGATTATCCACCATAACATTAAAACACATCACATTTTCAGAAACGACTTCACCTGTTTTTATCAAATCACCTTTACTGTCAATTCCGTAAGCCCCGCCATCTTTCATAGGAAAAGTCCTCATAAAGGATGTGCCTGTTAATACAACCCAGATCGCGACTTTTTCCTTTTCATCCTCAAATTCTTCATCATTGTCCGCATCCATCCATTTAAGCAGATTCTCGCCAGCCATAGCAGCTTCTCTATCCTCCTGGTCATTAGAGTTAGGCCATACCCTGACGGCAAACTCTTTATTAAGAATGAGGGCTTTCATGGATTTAACATAATCACGGATAATATTAGAGACAGGAGTGGGGATAAAAGGATGGATGGGTTTGCGTCTAAAAGTATTGAGGGAGATATTCCAGTCAATCCATTGTTCACCAAGATAATAAAGGATATTACGAAACCATATCTTCTCCATTATCTTGCGATAAGGATTCAGGTTATCGTCAAAGATTTCTTCGATTACTTTCTGTATTGGTTTTTCTGCCATGTCCGTTCGTGCCAAGAAAAAAGGCGGCATAAATAGAGGGGATAGGCCCCTATCCGGCCACCTTTGATTTCTTGGATTATTTTAGGTTTTAATTATATTAATCCACCGGCAATATATCCTTATCTTTTTCCATTAGATCACTGAGAGTAACAGATTTCTCCGGTTTTCTTTTCAATGCCTTCACTCCCTGGACATAAGCATTAAAATCCCTTGCCATCAATCTGTTAAGCAAATCATCCTCTCGTTTGGTAGCGTTATGCCTTTCAAGTATATTGATAATGATAATCAATACTATTACTATATATAATATGGTCGTGTCAATCATTTTTTTTAGTCTCCATGTATTTGAAGCCATTTATTTCTATCTATCGGAGTCCTTCCGGCAGATGTTTGCTTTTTTACATACGTATTATAACTCATTCTTAAACCTTGTGTCCATGCCCTGACACCCTTTTTCGGCATTACCTCAAGTTCTTTCTTTTTACCAAATAACATTACATACCTCCCCCATATATTATATTATTCCTAAATCTTTCGTTTTCTTAGTTTTTATAAGATAAATACGTCCACTAAAACGCTTATAATAAAATACATACCCATCATTAAGTTGAACATAGGTTGGCAATATCCATAAAAGGGGGTATTGAGACCATTTTATAGTTACTCGCTCTAAATCAAACTTACTAAATATGTAATTGTAACGGAAAGGATTAGCAACTTCATTATCTTTTATTATTCCCATATTCTTTTTCCTCATTTTTCAAGAAAGGTCTTATATCTGTAAACCATTTCCAAAGAAAAAATAAAAACATTACTACGATAATAATAAGGCATCCTGGTAAAAGAATATAACACATTACCACATACCTCCCCCATATATCATTCCTAACTTTTCATATTCATATTCAGTATCCGCCTCTTTTTTAATCTTGTCAACCTCTTTCCATGCTGCCTGGCTCATATTATCTAACCTATCCAGTTTAGCCTTTTCCGCTTCCTCTTTCAAAGTCTTTTGTATCGCTTCATCTTGCACGCCTATCGGTCTTGCCAGGCACATTAAGGCACCCTCATCATAGACATGATCTTCTTGGTCGGTATCAAGTTGCTCGATGTTCTCTTCATCCAAACAAAGAGATGGTATCATTTCTATAAATCTATGGCAGGTATCGTATACCACCATCATAGGCATACTGTCATCGGAAGGAATAAGCAACCTCTCCCTGAATTGCTTCATTTTAACTGCTCTATCAGGAAATATCTTTGTTAGATTTAAACCAAGTTTTTTAAATTCCTCATAAGTGGAAGGCCCCTGACCGCCTTTTTCATAGCTCGGTTTTTTATTAAAACAATCATGGCCGGCATATCTTTTTAAAACCCTGGCAGATATACCAAGTTTCTTTTCCCTTTCGATTATCCCTTTTCCTATCTCCGAATCCGTTATTCTTAATCCTTGATTCGGTTTTCCATTCCATCCATACCATTCGCTAAATCTGTAAATCCTACCATCCGAATCGACCCACCACCATCCAACTGAGAAAGGCGCTCCGTATCCCCAGTCAAAAGTCATATAAACAGGCACATATTGAGGAACAGGAATAGGTTTTATAATATGCCTTTGAGTGAACTCAAAAGCCTGCCCTATAAAGACATCCCAGTTACCATTAAGCCATGCTTCACGTAAAGCCGTATCTTTAATAGCTTTTAGCCTTTTTACATATCCAGGATCATTTTCACAGAGTATCGGATTATCATCCAAAGTAGACTTAATGAAAACGCTCGACCATTCTTCCTCATCGATCTGCGGTTTGCCCAGTCCCTCTGGATCAGGCTTAATAAACATATATTTTATAATATTAGCCCCGGGCCCTCCAGGATTACCCGTTAAGAAAAATCTACAGGGAACACCATGAGGAGATCTAAGAGAACCCTTCAACTTATCTATCATTCTGTCTATAAAGGGAAAGTTAGGAGCTTCTTCTAAGCTGATCTCTGTAAACTGCTGAGACTGGAAGGCATCGAGCATTTCCGCTCTTTGAACAGCCGTCATTACAATTTGAGCATTACCGTGTTTCGGGAATCGGACATAATTAGTTTGTTGATCTCCCCCTATCCTTTCGGCTGGTAGGCCCTTGGCTATAAGCTCATCCCATCTACGCCTAAGTTCTGCAAATTCCTTAAACTTCCTTCTAAGGATAAGGCCATTCCAGTGATTACCATATTTCTCCACACCCCTGATATGCCTTCCTATAAGACAATCCGATTTTCCACCGCCTCTCGTGCCCCCAAAGAACGTAGCATCTGCTGGACATGTAGCAGCATAAGCTTGTGGCCCAGGTTGGGGAGCCCAGACATAACTCTTCGGAATCTTGATCTTAGGCTTATGGATTTTCTTGAGGGGAGGTTTTTTAAGTTTAGCTTTCATTGTTTATTGTTTAATGTTCTACCATTCCTTTAATCACCTTACAATCGTTTAAAAAGCTATAAGCGATACAAGAGCATAACTGATTGATTAAAATGCAGTCATGTTGATGTTAAGCAGTCACGATTTAATGTTAGAAGGTTGGATGTCATATAATAAGCCTTTTTGTTTTTGTCTATGTGTTTAAAGAGGTATATATTATATACAAAGAGGACAAGGGGGGATACCCCCCCCACCTCAATTCATACAATAACACATCGGTACGATCATTCTGACTGTTAAATGTCCGTAAACTGGGATACTATATAGATTTACATAATATATATTATAGGACGTTGTAATGATATCAACCACTTACGTCACCTCACTATCATATCACTATGTACAACTACATATAATGATAAAGCGTGACATATACTTATACTTCTGTTAGGTCTCATAACTCACGTCTTCTCCGGTAATTGCTTAGCCTTGCGTGCTGCTATCATCAGTACTTCCCATTGTGCTAATGCTTCAGGCTCGGGAGGGTAGGCTGTAATAGCTATAGGGCCACCACCAGGGCCACTTATCTCTGTCTCTTGCTTGTCCTTGTAGCCAAAGTTGTTCTTGAGGTCAAAGATGCAGCCAGCCACGTTATGAGAGCCTTTGAGCATCTTCTCAAGGCGTTGGCGCTCAATTATACTCATAGCCTTTTTAATAGCAGGGAAAAATTTCTTTTTAGCCTTATAATCATCTAATGAACTTCTATCATTAAACCCTAATGCTATTGCAAGACCTGGTGATGTATACGGTGTGTTACTATCATCACATTCTTTGAAGTACTCATTGCATGCTATCATTAACAC